TGCAACTACAAATCGGCGCTAATGCAAACACGAACGATCTAATAAGGTTATCATTCATAATGGCGGTGTTTTAATTAGAGAAAATAATGGAAAGAATTTTTATTGCATCAACCTCACAAAATGAGCATAACCCCACCCATACAACTTCCGATTTATAGAGGTGTTATAAAAATTAAATGTTTATCATTAAGCACTTTCACAGAGATGTGGAGGTGCTTTTTTCGTACTCAGAAAGGAGGCGGTCATCGTGGCAGACCGAATTAAAGGAATAACCGTAGAGATCGGTGGCGATACCACTGGCCTTTCAAAAGCTCTAGCCGGAGTTAATCAAGAAATAAAGAATACTCAGTCACAGCTTAAGGATGTTAATAACTACTAAAGCTTGATCCAACAAACTCAACTCTGATCGAGCAGAAATTCAAACTGCTTGGTCAGTCCGTAGATGAGACAAAGAAAAACTGAATGATCTGAAATCGGTACAGGATCAGATGGATGCAGGTCTAAAGAACGGATCAGTCACCCAGCAACAGTATGATGCATGGCAGCGTGAGATCGTTGCTACGGAACAGGAACTGAAGAATCTGGAAAAGGAATGCAAGACCACAGATTCTAGTATTGCTGCAACACTGAAACAAGCTGGATCAAAGATGCAAGAAGTTGGCGGAAAGATCAGCGATGCTGGTGAAGGTCTCACAAAAGGTGTAAACAGTTCCTATCGTTGCCATTGGGACAGCTTCACTGGCTGCATTCAAAGAAGTCGATGATGGCTTGGATACTGTTGAGCAGAAGACGGGTGCTAGTGGAGCTGCACTGGATGAAATGAACCAGATGGTAAAGGATCTGGCCACAGAGATTCCAACCGACTTTGCTACAGCGGGTGCCGCTGTTGGTGAGGTGAACACAAGATTCAAACTTTCTGGTGATGCACTGGATCAACTGTCTGGTAAGTTTATCAAGTTCTCACAAATCAATAACACTGATGTATCCACTTCTGTTGATAATGTCTCAGGTGTATTGAATGCCTTTGGACAGGACAGTTCCAATGCTGGAGATCTGTTGGATGCTCTCAATGCGACTGGACAGGCAACTGGTATAGACATGGGTACCCTTGCAAGTTCTCTGCAATTGAACGCAGTCCAACTCAAAGAAATGGGTCTGAACTCACAGCAGGCAGCAGGATTCATGGGCATGGTTGAGATGTCTGGTCTTGATACATCGGCTGCAATGATGGGCTTGAAAACAGCCATGAAGAATGCCACAAAGGATGGTCAGACATTAGACCAGGCAATTGCGAAATTCTCAGAAACTATGAAAGGAAATGGCACAGAAACTGAGAAACTACAGGCTGCCTACGATCTTTTTGGTAGTAAAGCTGGTGCTGCTGTTTATAATGCCGCATCAACAGGAAAACTGAACCTTGAGAATCTATCTGACTCACTGGGTAACTTCTCTGGAAGTGTTGAAAATACATTCAATCAGACCTTAGATCCAATTGACCAATTCCAAATGAGCATGAATAGCCTGAAAGAAACAGGAGCGGATATCGGTAATTCATTAGCGACTGTCTTGGCACCAGTATTGAAGGATATTTCAGGAGCTTTGAAGACCTTTTCACAGATTTGGAACAGTATCCCAGAACCAGTGCAAAATACGATCATCAAGATTGCTTTACTTGCGGCGACCATTGGACCATTACTGGTTGCCGGTGGCAAGGTCATCAGTGCTGTCGGCACGATCACCAGTGCAATTGGAAGTTTGACGACCTTCCTGGGCATTGGTACTGCGGCCACGACAGCGGCCGGAACAGCGGCCACAGCGACCGGTGCAGCAGTAGGTGCAGCATCTATACCACTTCTACCAATCATCGGCATCATCGCGGCTATTATCGCGGCAGTTGTGGCCATTATTGCCATCGTGAAGAACTGGGGTGCCATTACCGATTGGTTTAAGGGAGTGTGGTCTGGCTTCTGTGATGGAATTCAGACTGCCTGGACTGCCGTTGGCGATTTCTTCACGCAAACATTGCCGAACTTCTTCTCAGATATTGGCCAGAAATGGTCGGATGGTTGGAACACGATGAAGGCAAATGCGGGAACCATCTGGGACAACATTAAAACAGGTGTCGGTAATTCAATCGACAATATCAAAACCAACGTGGGGAATGGACTGGATAACGTGAAGCAATCCTTTTCCGACAAGTGTCTGCCGCCCACGATACGCGGCTTCCATCATGGAAAATATCAGGGGTGCTTTCAGCGACAAATTAGCGCAGCTAGAGATGGCGTTTCCAATGCAATCGATGCGATCAAGGGTTTCTTTAACTTTGATTGGCATTTACCAGAGATCAAACTGCCTCATTTTTCTATTGAAGGAGCTTCTCGCTTGATCCACCATCCATTCCTCATATTGGTGTTTTCTTGGTACAAAAAGGCAATGGGAGATGGCATGGTTTTGAACAGCCCGACCATTTTCGGGGCACAAGGCGGTCAGCTGCTTGCTGGCGGAGAAGCTGGACCAGAAGCTGTCGTTGGAGTCAGTTCGTTATCCTCGATGATTCAGAATGCAGTTTCGTCACAGACTGGAAGCATTACTGCCGCAATTGCAATCTGCACTTGCAGATGCGGGCAACACCGGAGATATCACAATCCCGGTATATCTTGGCGGAACATTGATTGATGAAACCATTATTACTTGCGCAGCAGCGGATGGCACTACGGTCAGGAGGTAGATCATGGCATTTACACAATATCTGCGGATCAACAATACAGATATCCCACTTCCTACTTCCTATGATCTGTCACTGTCAGATGTTGAAGCTGATAGTTCGGGAGATACGGAAGCCGGGACGAAACAAAGAGACCTTGTGCGGTCTGGTATGGCGGAGATTTCTGTGACTTTTCAAGTGTCACCAGATTGGCTGAAGAGATTCTCTTTAATGAGAAAGCAACCGAAACTGTCTGTCGAGTTCTTTAATACAGAAAACGATGGTTCCTGAGACACGCGATATGTACATGGATGGTTTTCAAATCATCCTTGGTTCATGACACAGTCAAGAAGGGACTTTGGAAAGTCATGCTTTGATCTTAAGAATACTAGGAGGGAGTGGGTTTATGTATTCAGTTTCAGATGCCTATAAAATTGCAATACAAGAAAATACCCGCTCCTTTTACTGGTCTGGGTTAATTGTCACAACAGAAGGAAAAGAATATCCGTTTACCAATAAGGACATTGTCAAAGGATCTGGATATGTTACCAGGCAATGTTCTGGAAGTTCTGAAATAGAACTAGGCTCGGTCTATGCAGCAGAGATGGGAATCTCCCTGTTCTCTGATATTGACCGTTACAGTCTTGAAAATGCAAAGATCACATTGACCTTTCATATGACACTGCATGATGGCACCGTTGAGGATGTACCTTTGGGCATCTTTTATGTTGCAGAAGCGAACCGTAAGATTCGAACCCTTGAGATAAAGGCATACGATGCAATGCTGAATTTTGAGCGTGCATACAACAAAGCACAATCTAGTGGATATCCTTATGATCTGCTGACTTTAATATGCAAAGACTGCAAAGTTGAGCTGGCTCAGACCAAAGCTGAGATCGAGGCCCTGCCAAACGGAACAGCACTTTTGGGCGTATATCCAGATAACGACATCGAGACCTGCCGAGATCTATTGCATTATCTCTCGCAAGCATTAGGTTGCTTTTGCAACGATTGGTAGAGACGGAAAATTGAAACTGGTAAAGTACAATGCTAACTCTGTAGCTACCGTGAATAACACGCATCGATATTCGAGTAGCTTTTCTGATTTTGTGACGCGTTATACAGCGCTCAATTCAACGAATAAAAGAACGAATACAGCAGAGTACATTGCATTAGATCCTGATGATGGTTTGACGATGAATTTTGGTGTCAATCCTTTATTGCAGTTTGGCCTTGATGAGACAAGAAAGCAGATTCTAACAAACCTTCTGAATGCAATTTCAGTCATCAACTATGTTCCTTTCGATTCAGAAACGATTGGAGATCCTGCACTAGATTTGGCTGATGTTTTAGTCTTCACTGGTGGCCAGGCAGATGCAACAAAGATGGCTGCCATTACGTCCTTGACTGTAAGAATCAATGGCAAGTGCTCCCTGAAATGTGTAGGCAAAAATCCGCGTCTATCTGAAGCAAAGAGTAAGAATGACAAGAACATTAATGGCCTTCTCAATTCAGTCGAGACGACTAAGATGTCCACTTACTCTTATGTAAATGCTCTGGGATATGTACTTGGTGCAGAGAAGGGACAGATCATTAAACTCGAGTATGCAACACAAGAAGAAACGGACTGTGAATTTAAGGCAACCATAATTTTGGATGTTGCTGCAACTCAAGAAACCAAATTGATTACATCCCAGGGGACAGGAATGACAATCCTACCAGTAGAAACCAAAGATGCATCAGGGAATGTTACAACGACAAATAAAGAACTCGCAACATCAGTTTCAGTTCCGTCTCCCTGGCAAGAGGATGGCCAATCTGTCGTGATTGTTACATACGTCATTGATGGCCATGAGATTGAGGAATTCCATCCAACAGAAACATGGCATAGTGGCTTGCACCTTCTGAATCTGTTTTATCCACTTTTAGATATGCAAGAGAAGACACTCCACACCTTTGAGGTATGGATATCGATTTGCACCAGGAGCAGCGACGATTGCCGCACAATGCATCATTGCATCCATTACCGGTCAGGGACTTGGAGCCCAGGATCGTTGGGATGGTCGTATTACTGCAAAGGACGAGCTGAGTCCAATCCTGATAAATGTTATGAGCACATTAGGACTTTCAGGAGATGTAGTCACGGAACTCGATGCACCGACTTCTGCAGGGCTGTCAGATCAATACTCAAAGATACAGCTGACGGGTCTTCCGCTCGCTGGGTTGATGGATAACTTGAGAGTGTTTGCTCCGGTGGTTCATGACGTGATCGATATCAGTGATAAGAAAAAGATGTCTTATAGCAAAATCTATGTTATTGACGTTGATCAATTTTCACTGAGAAAAGCTTATGAGATCTTTGGCGGGACAGAGAAGCGATTGGATCGGGGCAATATGGATAGTCTGGTGATTTCTACCCAAGAATTTGATTCACTGACTTCTATCACTGTAAATCCATTTGTAACCGCACCATTTGTCGGTGGCCATCATACTTCAACCCAGAAGATGACGGGAACGAATTATACGGTACTTGTAGATCAGAAACTGATGCTTGCATCTAAGTATCAAACCGTGATTTCGAGTGTTGAAACATCCATCGATAAAGGTCGCCTTGTGGCTTATCCACTCGGCTTTACAAACTTCACTACATTAACAGAACTGGAGGTCAATAATGGCTGATTATTTTGCAATAAAGGATATCTTTGCCAGCACAGATAACATGGTCAAAATCCGCGATAACAATCCGAATGATGACAGTACGGATACTTTAACAGGAGTAGACTGGTTCCATTTCAATAACGTGGTTGCTTCAAATATCTATGTGAATGGTAACTCCTGGATAGGGATTGGTACCAATGCTGAACAGGTGAAAGTCTGCAGGCGTGATGCAAAGGTATATACAGTTAGTCGTGAAGAAGGAACAGTTTACAACTACTATAAATTTCTGCGGATTCGCTGGGAAGGTTATTCACAATATAACGTAACAACAGATGACGTAAAACTAGTCTGGGAACTGTTGCTATTAGATACCGGAGATATTGTGATCAATGTAATCACATATCCGACAAATACCTCTTACATTGGTGAATCCAGTCTTGTGGTCGGCTCGATAACGACAGCCTTTACTCCGGTGACCGGAAAGTACATCACTTTTAAGCATCAAGATGCCACTGGAACTGCCTTTGTATTGAGCACTGACCTACCAGCGCTTCTTGATCCATATAACCGAAGGTATCTGATCACCGATGCAGACAAGAGCCTATATACGGTTGTGGATGGTGCCTTGAGCAAGCTCACGGAAACAGAACTGACAGCAGCAGTGTTCGAGACACATGGAATACAAGAGATTCCGAATGGAAGCCTGCTGCTGACACTGACTGATCCAACGGTACTCTATTGGCATGATTCCTTGAATTCTTTTCCGCCATTTACGGCAAGCTATACTGGCTTGCCAAAGCCGCAGGTCATCTATTCGGAGAATATCGACATGACGGATGCGTCGATTATTGGCATTGAGAAAGTCACGGTTGATGCAGATGATGCTGCCTTATTTGCAGTGTCGTTTGATAATGGGACAACTTGGTGGACGTATACCGACAATACCTGGTCACAATTATCGGAAGAAAAATCTGGCATGGCAAAAACAGCCCTGCAAGGAATCAGTACAGATGCATGGGCAGAGAAGGCTACAACGGGGATGATTAAATATCGGATCGTCATCAGTGGTGATTCTGGTTATGTCAAAACAATCACGACGGACTATCTGAATAAGGAGGAATAAGAATGCTGAAAGGAAAAAGCGTTATTGAGCTTACCAATGTTCATACTGGCGAGAAGGAAGTATATGAGGATACGAACCTTGTCACAGAAGCAATCGCTGATGTGCTGAACACTAATATACAAGGAATGATGTATGACAGTCCTTCCTTTGATGGAAAAAGTGGTGATGATTGGCTACTGCCAGTTTATGAAAGGCTTACTGGCGGTATTTTGTTATACCAGAATGCGATCACAGAAGATCCAACCATTATCTATGCTCCACTTGATAATCCTTTAATAGGATATGCATCAAGTGATGCAAATAATACTGCTGATACAAAACGTGGCAGCAGGAACTTGACCGAAAGTAAGAAAGTGGATAACAGCTATAAGTATGTGTGGGATTTTGCCACATCACAAGCCAATGGAACGATCTCTTGTATTTGTTTGACCAATTCACTGGCAGGCAAGGGAACACAAGTAGATAGTAATTACTTCGTGATGCTCAGAGGTGACAATGTAAAAAACGGCATTTCCAATCCTGATCAGCATTCTTATCTGGATAACCAGAGACCTTATATTGGTGATGGCTATCGCATGGAGATGATTTCTATCTACAATACGACTGCTGCAATTCTTCGTAAGATTCCTGAGGATTATATTCATGCAAAACTGCTGCAGCGTACGTACTCTCTGATTGCCACAGATGCAGTCGAAGAGACATCGATTGAACTAAATCATTATCCTTACTGGGTCAGTTATTCGGGCGGAAGTAAGGATGGAACGAATGCACCTTACTATAACTATGATGGAGTTCTTACATATTTGTTCCATGGAGCTGATGGTAACTGGTATGGCATCAGTCGAAAGGATAACCAGAAGTATTCCAGCACCTCAAATGGAGTCGATTACTACAATCACACTACTTATGAGTGGTTCTTGGATACGATCAGTGCAGGCAAAGGAACGACTCAAAAGATTATCCTGCCAGCGAACACGCAGGAGGTAAGAACTGTCGGCATGAGCGGAAAGTGGCTGATGTTTGCAGTAGATAATTCAACTACGGTCTATCGCTTGGATACAACAAATGTGGCCAACATCGAAGTGGTGCCAGATGCGACTTATAACTATGACATTGACTATACATTCAGTGTTGATGATGACGTTGTAATCAATGGCTGGTATTACTTGAATGGAGAGCCAAAACTATATGTCCGGAATTTGCGAGGTGATGATGAGTCATCTTGGGGCAGAAAACATCTGTCGCGTTATAAGACTTATGCATACCAGGAATACTGCTGCCATTACAGCGGCTATTATTTCATAAGGACTTATATTTGTATACTCCATACTTGGCGACCATTAACAATCTGGCTACACCAGTTATTAAGACGGCAGATAAGACCATGAAGATAACCTACACATTAACGGAAACTGCGGAATAAACTCAAACAATTCCTGTCTGATAGACAGCACATCATACATATTTTACATAGAGCTAAGGAGGCTCTTTTTTATGGGTACAATGAACGGAATTGATATCTCCAACTGGCAGGCAGACTTAGATCTGTCTGCTATTTCTTTTGACTTTGTCATCATCAAAGCAACCGAAGGCATCGGCTATGTCAGCCCTAGCTGCGATAGGTTTTTCCAGAAAGCACTGACAATGAATAAGCCGATTGGTTTCTATCACTTTGCACGTCCTATGAATGATGCAGTGGCAGAAGCCGACTTCTTTGTCGAGAACACCAAGAACTACTTTGGTCAGGCAGTGCCTGTCCTTGACTGGGAAGCAGAAAACAAGTGGGATGTAGCTTGGGCCCTGCGTTGGTTAAATGAAGTACAGCGGTTAACAGGGGTGAAACCAGTTATCTACATGTCCGAATCAGTCGTAAATTCTTATGATTGGTCTCCAGTTGTGAATGCAGACTATGGTCTTTGGGTAGCCAAGTATCTCGACTACGTTCCAGATGCCAACTATGACATGTCCAATGCCGGCAATACACCAGATGTATCTTACTGGCCATTCTATTGCATGTGGCAGTGGACCAGTGTTGGTCGTCTTGACGGCTACGGTGGAAATCTGGACTGCAATGTGTTCTACGGGGACAGGCTCACCTGGGATAAATATGGAGGAATTGCAGACACACCAGTACTGCCTGCCTCTGCTGCTGACCCAGCTCCAGTGGTTGAGCCAAAACCAACAGAGGATAAGATTGCACAGTATATTGCCGAGGGCTCACATGGATGGGCGGGTGTCTATGGTGAAGAGAGATGGACAAAGCTGGCCACTCTTGGCTATGATGCGGCATCTGTACAGCACAAAGTCAACTGTATCATGGGTGCTTCTACACCTGTAGCTGAATACTACACCGTGCAGTCTGGTGACACTTTGTCTGGAATTGCGGCAGCCTATGGTACTACTTGGCAGAAGTTACAGAGCATCAATGGAATCGAAAATGCGAATCTGATCTATCCAGGTCAGTCTATTCGCGTCAAATAAGGAGGAAATATGGTCGATACATTACAAGCATACATGGTGGCAGCAATTGCCATCGAGGGTCTGGTCTCCTGGGGTCAGACCTTATTTGTGGATAAGAAGTTCCAGTGGCAGATTATTGTGTCTCTTGGTCTCAGCTTCTTGCTGGTTCTTGATCTGCAGTTGAATCTGTTCACGATCTTGTCCATCAATGAGAACTTCCCATGGGTAGGTATCTGTTTAACGGCAGTCGCCATTAGCCGTGGTACCAATTACTTCTATGAGCTCTACAGTAGATTGATCAACTGGAAAGAGAACAAACCAGAATGAGCTGGTTCAATCCTTTCTTTACAGCCATTCTATCTGGTCTAGCCGGATGGCTGATTGCAGACCTCAGGGCAGTATCAAGAAAGTACAGAGAAACCCAGCAAAAAAACACAACAGAAGCGGATGCCATTCGTGATGGCGTCCGCTGTCTGCTTCATAGTAAGTTGTTCGATTTCTATGCGGAGTACAAGGATGCACCAACCTTGCCGACGCAGACATGGAAAGAGATCGACAGAGTATATGAAGCCTACCATGCCTTAGATGGCAATGGTACTGGATCACGTATCTATGAGGCACTCAAAACAAAACCACTAGAACCAGAAGATAAATGAGGCAACTGAGTCATCGTGACTTGGCTGCCTCTCTTTTTTATTGTTTGGAGTTTACAATTACCTCGAGATCATCACATACATGGTCAAGCTGTAACCAGATAGCACGAAATGATGAACTTAGCTCTTCATGTGTGTAATTCATCCCTTCGGAGTTGGACATGGCAATTATCCGTGTTAAATCAGTGATACCTTTCAAATCGTTATAGACATCTTCTGTACATTTCATAAAGACTCCTGGTCCTGGGGTAAGGCATTAAAGATTTCTTCTGGCGACAAGCCCATATCAAATAACATGTTTGTCAGGGTCCGCATTCTGAAACAGGTCTGGATTGCCGTAATAGGCTCCTCTCCAGCCAGAATGACTTTGATGACAGTAAATACTGCCATGGTGATGCTAACGTGGTTTGATTTCATGATCAAATCCTCCTTCATCACCTATATACGTAGGATTTTCTTGTTTTTCCTAAAATGTATAAATTTTTTTATAGATGGCAACTAAGCTGAATTTCACTTGGTTGTCTTTTTTTATGGCTTCATTGCTCAGTTGGTGGGCAAATGTCCTGTGTGTTATGGAGGATACCGCCATGAATGAAGATAGAAAAGTAATCCCGGCTAAAGAAGTCAGCCCTGATATACACGAAGTAACAAATGAGGATCTCGAGAAAGAGTATGCCTATGCACTTGCGACAAAGTTGATCAAAGGCCTGCTGGATGCCGGCATTATTACCCAGGATGAATATGCAAAAATAGACACAAAAAACCGTGAATCTTTTCCTTCATTTTTTGCACAATTAATGCCCTGAAATCGTTGATAATACTACACTTCAGAGCGAATATGTCACCTGACGAAAGGGGGATGAGACCATGACAACGATAACCAAAATTGAACCAATGAAGAAAGATCCTGAACAAAACAGCGCGTTGCTGCATACTGCAGGGTTTCCACAAATAAAGATGACCAGTTGGAAAGCTTGGATGCTCAAAAGAAACATTACGAGCAAGTGATAAAGAGTAATGATCATTGGGCATTCGCAGGAGTTTACTGCGATGAAGGCCTTTCTGCGATAAAAATGAAGACACGTCCTGATTTGATGAGAATGCTGGATGACTGCAAACAAGGAAAAATCGATCTTGTTCTAATAAAAAGTATTTCCCGGTTAAGTAGAAATGTGACAGATTATCTTTCTATTGTCAGAGACCTAAATTCAAGAGACATCGGTATTTTCTTTGAACGAGAGAATATCAATACGCTTAAAGAAAATGATGAGTTCATGATGTCAGTGCTTAGCAGCCTAGCAGAAAGTGAATTGGTTTCAATTTCCGGGAATGAAAAATGGGGCATCAAACGTCGATTCATGAACGGAAGCTATAAACAAAGCATTGCTCCCTATGGATACGTAATGAAAGATGGAGAGTTAGTCATCGATGAAGATACAGCACCAGTGGTCCGGTTCATTTTCAATGAAGCCTGCTTGGGAAAAGGAATACGACATATCACAAGAGAACTCAATGTTAAGAAAATACCATCCAGGCAAACGGATCATTGGAGTGAAACAACCGTAAAATGGATGCTAAAGAATGAACGCTATATTGGTGAGGTACTCTACCAGAAGACTTTCACAGATGACAACTTCAAGCGTCACAACAATCGAGGGTATCGTGACCAGTATTTACTCAACGATCATCACGCAGCGATCGTTACCAGAGAACAGTTTGAAAGAACACAAGAACTGATTGCACTTCATAGGAAAGAAAAGGGTATTGATTCAGAACATATCAATTACCAGGAAAGATATACCTTTACTGGAAAACTGATTTGTGAGCAGTGTGGATCACGTTTAAAACGAAAAAGCATCACTGGACGAAATAGAAAGAAATGTGTTATTTGGATCTGCGTTACACACTTAAACAATATAAAAAAGTGCTCAATGAAGGGTATCTCTGAGGAAGCAATTAAAAGTGCTTTCACGACAGTAGTGAACAAGCTGATTTTCAGTAAGAATGATCTTTTGATTCCTTTTGTAAAAGCGGAACGCGAGTGTGATGGTGATGGAACTCAACGGATCGTTGAAAGGATTGATCAAAAACTCGATGACAATTCTGTTAAGGCTCAGAAACTGGCAACCCTTGTGGCCGATGACCTCTTGGAGCCAGTGAACTATCAGAAGGCTTTGAATGAGTTGTCTGCGGAATGTAATGAGTTAAATGGAAAGAAAAAAATCCTTCTGAATCAGCTCCAAAATAAGAACCTTGCGATCTCCGAAGGTAGCGAGTTGCTAAAAAGAATCCGGCAAAAGGAAGTGACTGATGAGTTTGATGATGAACTATTCACAGAGTGCATCAAAGTTGTACACATTTATTCCAGAGATGAATTTGGCTTTGAGTTCACTTGCGGATTGACCTTCAGAGAGGGGGTGAGTTTGAAATGAGAATAATACCATATGGATATCGAATTGAGAATGGATTGGCAGTTGCAGATGAAAATGAATCAAAAGCCCTGCAAAAGGCATTTGAATTCTATATAAACGGTGATTCATTGCAGGCAATTGCAAACAAGCTTGGTATTAATCGATATCCTAGCGGGATGTTGAATTTGCTGGTGGACAAGCGTTACCTGGGCACAGATTTCTATCCCTCTCTTATTAGTAAAGAGCTCTTTGATCAAGTTCAGATGGCACACCAAAACCGTATGCATCAGCATAAACGCCCGGGATTGTCGGTAAAACTGGCAAAAGTTTATACCGACTTTGAAATGGAACCTATCGTGCAGCATTTGGACGATCCATATGCACAGGCACAATACGTTTATACATTGATAAAAACGAAGGAGTGATGAGTTATGGAAATGAGAAAGAATGTAATGGTTATCCCGGCGGTTAAAAAGTTTGGGAACACAGTCACCAAGGAGGAAGTCAAAAAGCTTAGCGTGGCAGCCTATTGCCGGGTATCGACTGATACGGAAGAACAAGCGACCAGCTATGATACCCAGGTAGCCCATTACAAAGAGTATATTTCGAAGAACCCAGCATGGAAGTTTGCCGGCATCTACGCAGATGATGGCATCTCGGGCACTGGGACAAAGAAAAGAGAAGAGTTCCTTCGAATGATCGATGACTGTATGGCCGGTAAGATTGACATGGTTATTACCAAGAGTATCAGCCGGTTTGCCAGAAATACGATTGATTGTCTGAAATATATCCGGCAGCTCAAAGAAAAGAACATCCCGGTTATATTCGAGAAGGAAAACATCAATACTTTGGATGCCAAGGGAGAAGTTCTGATCACAATCATGGCTTCCCTTGCACAGCAGGAAAGTGAGTCACTTTCAAAGAACGTGAAGCTGGGGCTTCAGTTCCGCTACCAGCAGGGCAAAGTTCAGATCAACACAAAGTGGTTCCTTGGGTATACGAAAGACGAGAAGGGAAATCTGGTCATAGATCCAGAACAGGCAAAGGTTGTTAAAAGAATCTACAGGGAATACCTGGAAGGTAAAAGCTGTGCTGCAATTGCCAAAGGGCTGCAGAAGGATGAAATTCCAAATGGCTCAGGTAAAAAGAGATGGTGGGATTCCAATATCAGGCAGATTCTCATGAATGAAAAATACATGGGTGACGCCCTGCTACAGAAAACTTATTCAACCGATGTTTTGTCAAAAAAACGGATCAAAAACGAAGGAGCGGTTCCACAGTATTATGTAGAAAACAATCATGAAGCCATCATCTCAAAAGAAATTTATCATGCGGTCCAAGCGGAAAATAAAAGAAGAAACAATTTGATAGATGAGCAAAATATTCATGCAGGGTACTGCGGCAAATATGCATTGACTGGCGTGTTGGTCTGTGGTGAATGTGGTGCACCGTATCGTAGAATTGTATGGAGCAAAAAAGGGCGGAAGGTGTCAGTTTGGAGATGTAGGACCAGGGTGCAGAAAGGCGGCAACGCTTGTCTATCACCAACAATCTATGAAGAAGACCTGCATGCTGCCATCGTTAAAGCAATCAAGGAGACATTTGGCTCACAGAACCAGATGATGAATAAGTTGCAACAAAATATCAATGATGCCATAGGGGACGATCTAGAGACGTGTGATTCAAAGCTGAAGGAATTACAGGATCAGCTGGTAAAGTGCGTCAATACAGGCAAGAACTACGAAAATCTGGCCGAAGAAATCAGAAGGCTTAAGGGGACCAAAGATAAGACGCTTGGTCAGAAGGCTGCTCAGGATGAGCATGTAAAGCGAGTCAAAGAAATACAGCAATTCATGGCAGAGCATATCAATGATGATCTTGAGTATGATGATTCCCTGGTTCGAAAGCTGATACATCGCGTGGAAGTCAACAGTCACAACATTGTAGTGGAGTTCAAAACTGGTCTTGAAATCGAAGAAAACATTAGATAATTTGAGGCTTCATCAGGAAGTGTGGGCAGGAATGAGTCTTTGATATGGCAGCAGGACAGAGATATCTGAACATCTCAACATGACCATATCAAGTAAGTTGTCTATGTTTCTGAAACCGTATGCCAATCGTACAGTCAGCTTGATCTTGTTGTTCGTTGCCTCTATGCGTGCATTGGAAAGATGATACCTGGCAGTATTGATGATCGCCTCATAATGTCTCCTGATCTTCTTCTGCAGTTCATAAATCGGCTTGATCTGTGAATGCGATGCCTTCCACAGCCAGTCCTTCAATGATCCTTCGAGCTCTTCCAGGGGAAGGTGGATCAGTGTCCGCAGATACTCCTTCAGCTGGTAGGCCTTATATAGTTTCCTGTCTGTCTTGGCAATGAATTCCAATTTTGCCTTCTGCCTCGCCGTAAGGTTCTCAGGAGCCTTCCCAAGAGTGAACTTTGTGTTCTTGATCTGGTCTGCTGTCCTGTCTTTCTCTTCGCCTTTCTTTGGCCTTCCACGGCCCTTCTTCGGCTCATGATTGTTTGCACGTGCACGCTGCCATGCCTCTGTCCGTACTTCATCTATCGCTGCCTGTGCCCATTCCACCATGTGATAGCTGTCCAGGCACAGATGTGCACTGGGTATATATTCCTCCATCGTCTCGCTGATCCATCTGGCACCGTCAGCTGTGACGCATTCGATCGATGCACGCTGTTCTTCACTGAGCTGTTCAAAGAATCCCCGCAGCACTTCCTTGCCATGTCTCTCATGTACCCATATGACGCTGTTGGTGTCATGGTCAACGATGACGGTGATGTACTTGTGGCCTTTCTTATAGCTCGTCTCATCGATGCCGATGTGCTTCAGACCATTGAAACGGTGCTCTGGACATGGGTCCGCATCCTTCCTGTATCTGGAGATGATAGGCCCGATGGTGTTCCATGCGATCCGCATGTACGTGGATACCGCAGTCTTGGGAAGATACAGCGCCATCCATGCAGCAGTGTTCTCAAAGTCCCTTGTGAAGGATGAATGATGCCGTGCCCAGGGGACATATTCCGTGAGTACTCCATGGACAGGGCATTCGATCCTGTGCACCGGTGCTTCAAGGAATACCTTTGTATATCCCATGTCCAGAGATCTCCACTTGCGGGTCTCTAGAGAATCGTAGTATGAGCATTTCTTCTGGCATACTGGACACAGGCACTGCTGTCCCTTTGTAGGATGCACAGAGATGGTGAATCTATCATCTTCCGCGCAATATTTATAAGAATCTATCACAATGTTCTTGACGCGGAGGAGCTGCTTGATTAAAGTTTTGTTGGGCATGGTTTTACTCCTTATTTCTTCGCAAAAATAAGTATAAAATCCCATGCCCATTTTTAATAGGTATAAATCAAGTGCAGATATAGATATTTACTGCTCATTCATCATTTCTGTTACCCACAAGTGTTGATGAAGAGCCGATAATTTATGCTAAATTCTACAAAGCGACCTGTACTCTAATAGAAGGGTGCAGGTTTAATTATGCGATATTCAATAACTTATTGTTTGTTTTTTCTCATTGCTGATATAATTAGTTAAACAACAGTAATAAATTAATAATGAAGAGGGGTAAACAAGTATGCTTCTGTTTTCGACTATTCTCGAAATTAACAAAACACTAACAAAGGATGCTTTTATTAAACTTGTAATCAAATGGAATCAAGATAGTCCGCATGCAAATAATGTAATTCAAAATATAAATTGGCACGGCGAATATAATGTTCGATATGGATCGGACGATTTATGGCTTGCTATTGAAGAATATCGAAAAGAAAATATCATTTCTGTTCGGTATGAGAAAAAAGAAGAAGATGGTGCGGTCTGGGATACAGATTATGTCATGAATTTCGATCAGATGAAGATGGCTATTCGATTAGACCGAAGTTATACAGAAGATGCATATGAGACAAATCCAAGATTCTCTACACCTCACTTTATTACCTTATTAATAAGAGGAGGATATCTGAAGGATGATGAGGACCTGCCTGTTCTGCGAGATATTACTCTAATTGATGAGGAAAATTTGGAACTGGCTTTTAATGTAATCAATGGAAAATCTCATCATAGGTTACCAGTGGTGTTTGTATCAAAAACATGCACAAATGAGAATCCTGTAGATGTTCAATTGCTTGCCAGCAAACTAAAAGGCGTAGCGCATGTACTGGTTCAAAAAAATATCCAGACGAACACAAAACTGAGGACTAAATGCAATGAAAAGAATGAGTACTTTGGTGCTATCGGTATTTACTATCCAACAAAGGCAATATCATATCGCAGATATTTATATAAAAGCCTAGATGTTTTTGATAAAATTCTACTCGAGAAGGTTGTACGATCAGTAATTCAGTATGGCAATGCTCAGATGATCGATACTCTTTACACATGGCAGGGAGTAGATAATGCATTGTTACGAGACAGACTTGCAAGTAATTATCATGAAAGAATTGCTGCCGAAAAGGCTCGACAGTTAGCTGAAGCGGAAACAGCCAAATTGAACGATACACTTGACGAAGAAGAACGTCGTATTCATAAAAAGGCTGTCGAGGATGCAAAAGATGAAGCAAACAAACTACTAGCTAGCTTTGATGCAGAAATGCAAAAACTACAGCATCAAGTTGAAGAACTTGCGCACTCAAATGAAGTACTTCAATATGAAAACCAAGGATTGAAAGCTAAGCTAGATGCTAGAGAAGAGATGCCGGTTCTCTATATGGGGGATGAGTATGAATTCTATCCCGGAGAAATAAAAGATTTGTTACTTGAAACATTGACTGAAGCGATGAAAAAGATCACTCCAAAATCTAGAAGAGCAGATGTTGTCATGGACATCATAAATAATAATGATTATCAGAAATTAAGCATTATTAAAGCAGAAGAAGTAAGAGGTTATTAAGGGATTATGACGGAATGTCAAGTAAATTGCGGCAAGCCCTAAAAGAACTAGGTTTTGAAATTGCTGAAGATGGGAAACACTACAAAATTACATATTATGGCGATGGGAGATACCAAACAATATACGCAAAAACTCCTAGTGATTTCCGTTCGGGGAAGAATGATGCACAAGTGACAATTAACATTGCCTTTTAGCTTAAGCGATGTAAAAGGTCAAACGTTGGTATTTTATTGAGAATGTTCAATAGAATTATTAAAAAAAATTTTGGCATATAAAATATAAGCATTTCA